AACTCGTCCAAAATGCTGCGAGTATGTTTTTGCATGCTTGAGAATCCTTTTAGATATTTATTTTAACAAGAAAGATTATAAAACGCAACTAAATTGCAATTATTGATTTTTTATTTGATTGAGCATCTGTTTTAATTTTGTACTTTGTACATCAGCGTCAATTTTTCCCGGCTCAGATGCCCCAGAGTCTAGTACCCCTGTAGAGTTACCAGTGCTGTCTTGTTTCCCAAGGGAATTTAGAATGCTCGGCTGTGCTGGTGATGATTCAGCCTCGCTCAAGTCACTAATTCTTAAGCAGTTCATATCGAACTCCAGATCTACTTTTTGCCCAACACCGGAGCTTGATCGAGTTTTCATTAACTGGATTTGGTATCTACCACGCTCACGCATAGAACGACTAGTAAAAATACCAAACACATTATCAGCCGTGTTTATTTTAGAAATACCGCCAGAAATATGTGAATGGTCAAATTCTATTTCTTCTACTGCGGCTCGATTTAACTGGGACGCAGTAACAAAGAGTACACCAAGTTCTTTTGCAAGGTTTCGCAGTTCTTCAGAAACATACTTGTCTTTAACAAATAAGTCATTGGGAGAAACTTTCGCACTTACTGGCATTAGTAGGTCAAGATAATCAACGCAAATAAAGTCAATTTGTCTACCAGTTTTTATTGATAGTTCTTTTACATATGCACGAATGTCATTAACTGTACTCTGTGCATTCATATACTTTATTTGTAATGTACCAGACTTCTTAGACATCATCTTGACTTTCATTTCTACAGTGTCAAGGTCTTTAAAAATCTCTTTAGAACCAGTATTAGTCAGCATACCATCAAGACGCATAGCAGTTAACCCTTCGGAAAGTTCTAGGGTTATATAAACACCATTTAGCCCAGCCTCTATCCAATTGACAGATAGGTTTTGCATAAACAAACTTTTACCTGAACCAGAGCCACCAGCAAAAATCTGTAATTCACCACGATTAAATCCGCCATACAGTACTTTGTCTAATGCTGTCCACCCAGTTGAGTTTTGCCCATTATTATCTTTAAGAGCAGTTAATCTTGCACGGGGGTCATCAAAATAGTCCAAGCCCATATCTTTAGTTAAACTTATTTGGACCGCATCCTTTATAAGTTTCTCTACAGGGTCGTAATCACCCTTTTCTAATAGGTCAGCAGACTTCAGTATTGCTCTCTCCAATTCTTGGCGGCGAGTAAATGCTTCAAATTCTTCTAATAGCCAATCAAAATGCCCATCATTAAGCCCATCAATTGGCTGCAATTTGATACCAGTAGTTGCAGAAATCTGCTCACGCTCTGGCATTGTGTAGTATTTGTCACAATGCTCTTGCATGAATTCAGCAACTGGACGCAGACGTTGATCAAAATTTAGTGGATTGAATATATTTTGAATACGCACATACAGCTCTGCATCATAAAGAAGCATTTCCAAAAATAATTGTTGAACTTCTGGTCCGTATTCTTTAAGTGACAATGGATATCCCTAGTTTTCGTCTAAGTTTCTTTTTATTCATCTCTATCTTAATTCGACTATGTTCTGCATTTTGTATAATAGTTATTATTGTTGATAAACGCCCTATTTTTCTAACAGCATCATTTACGTCTTTACAGCCTTCAGGCCATTCAAGTGGAATGCTTACTGACCACCCAAGTTCTAATGCTCGGTCTATCATACTCATTCCTGCGTTATCTTGGTCAGGAACCACAATGACCTCACGTCGAAGCCGATTTATCAACTCTGCTTGTTGTGACGAGACTGTACTATGCATTACCGATAATCCATCAATGGAGAGTGCATCAAAAATACCCTCTGTCACAATAGTGTATTTCCAGTTTTCTTGTTGTAAATCTATACCAAAAACATATCCGGGTTGGCTGTCTGAAAGATACTTTGGTTTGCGGTTGTCAAGAAATCTGATTGTATATCCCACTGTTTTTTCATCGTGGGTAAATGGTACTAGTATGCCTTCTCTACCGTACTCATTGGAATCAATCGCCATCAGCGGATACGAGTCATCGATACATCTGCTAAGCAGATGCTTTTTGTGATCTAAATGTTTGGCGTTGATCAGTTCAATGTTTTGAGGCAATTCTTTAGAATCAAAGTTAATCTGTTTTTTCTTTGGCTGATTATAATTTATTGTAGCCACAATATCATTCATAGAACGATATTTCAAACTTTCTAAATTAATTCTATCAATCTCTGTACCATCAACACCCAGCCACTGAAGAAAACTTCTTGCTTTAAAATTTAAATTACGACCATTTTTAAATCCACACTTAAATCCACAATTAAAGCAATTGTAAGTCCAACCTTCTTCTGAGGTGATTAATCCACCACGATTTTTAGTATCAACAGTTTCACCATTATGGATACAACATGGGCCTGAGAAACTAATCCACCCAGATGGGGTGGTTTTAGCATTGGCTGGGAGATATTGTCTAACATCTATCATTAGATAGATTATATCACTTTTCGATACTTGAAATCAACCGGTTTTTTATCATTTCGTGCCCAATTTCATTTGGATGTCCGACCTCTTTTATCAGCTCTCTGCGTTGATTTAAAGGGTGGTCTCTAAACCAAGTTGTGGTGTCTTCGCCATCCCATATTATGGTATCAAGGTTTAATTCAACTTCGCGTGGCATAATATGAAATTGGTATAGTTGCAAATTATGACTTTTTGCAACTCCATCAAAAAACAATGCTGCTTGCATGTAATTCAAACGCCTTAAATTTGGGCTGTCTGTAAGGACTGTGTACATTTTTGCCATCTCTCGCATTTCTTTAGATATTCCCATAAATCCATATTCCACCCAAGAACTATGGGCAAAACGATTCCAAGGGGGGTCATCTTCGTACACCACGTGGTTTGGATCGTAAAAACTCGAACGATCTGAGTCTGTGTGACCAACAAGAATTAAACATTCTGATAAATCAAATTCTTTTTCGTTTTCATACCACCACAAAAATGTCCATATTGAACTTTGTAAACTACCACCAGCAATACCAAAATTTTCTACAGGAACATCATAGTATTCGCCAAGAAGACCAAGAAAACAATTCTTCTCACGGTACGGTTTATTTTGAATGTCATTTGGGTGAGCTGTTTTTACTTTTTTGGCATACTCTGGATCTAATAGTTCATCTCCATACACCCATGAATCACCAAATCCTACTATTTTTTTAATCATCTATCTATATAGGATATTTTCTATTGAACCGCCAGAAACTCTTCCGTATATACGGAGCCACGGATAATAACCCGTAATGTTGATAGCAATTATTTCACTACTATCTTCAAGTTCTAATTCTGGAATTTTTGTATTATTGTTGTCGTTGGCAAGTGAGAAATCAACTTCAAACCAAGGATACCCGATTTTCCCAAACCATATATCATCACTATTTGACGCACCTTGCACTTCTAAATTTCCAGTATAATTTTTTAGTTTGATTTGAAATGTTGATTGGTCAATCTCTTTGCCTCGTATCCAGCTGCTATATTGTACCTGTGGATCACTAGGTGGTGAATTCAATCCATAGGTTGATTGGCGTTCATTACCAATAAACTCTGATTGTGATGGCATTGTAATTTCAGAGGTATGCACATAATCAGGGAAAACAGCGTCACGAATTTCTAATTCACCGCGTGAACCAGCCTGTTCATCCATATAAGTTGGTTCAGTTAATACACCAGATTCTCGTGTTACTGACCAACTTGCATCTTGTGCTTCAACATTGTCTAAATCTGCTGCAGTAATCGTTACTCGGGCCCGCCCTGATTTAGCATTAAGTATTGTTGCTGGTTTTTCTATTAATAATTGTTTGCCATCACGGCTTATCGCTCTAAAAATTAGGGTACTGCCTGTTAGATCGAAAGGCCGTTGTTCTTGATTCTGAAATTCAAGAAGTAAATTATTATCAACACCGCGACTTACGCGAAATGGTTTTGCATACACTATTCTTGACCTCTTTGTGTCAAAGTCTGCACCGACTTCATTGATTATTATGCGAGTGTTTTGTTGGTATAAATATGCCTGAGTCGAGTACATTCTTGATCACCTAAAGTATTTATGAGTATTGAACTATTTGAAAAACTAGATGAAAAGTACCCTTTCATCTCTGTCTGTCGTTACGCAGGTCAAGAATACCTTGGAATAATTCAAAACAGAGATTCAAATATAACCACTATCTATGATTTTGGTGATATCACAGACCCTGATTTAAAAATTAGTTTTTTAGAACTAGGAAACATATGGTGGTGGGAATCTAATCGAATGATTCCTATTAATATATTTTTGAAAGGTGAATGGGACAAGTTTAGGCCGTATCTAAAAACATTTAATAATAAAGATTTAGATTTGTTACATGGCCCTGAGTGCTGTTTATCAGAAATCGTTGCTAAAAAAGGAAAGCGTCGCTCAATAACTCTTGTCAGAAAAATGGATTAATCGCATATGCAAAGCAGCAAGATGAGCATAAGCAATGGCGTGGCTTTTCTTAAATGTATATCCACTATCGGTTGATTCCCACACAGTTTCTGCTACTTCTTTCCACGGTTTTCCAATAAGATGTTTCTTGCCCGGACGTATTATAGCCAGAAACATTGCTAACCGTTCTATTGAATTAACCGACTCCGGCATTTTTTGCATATTATAAAAATGATTGCCAAGATGCACCACTTTTTCAACAAAAGCTTTGTCTTGCAAGGTTTCCCACGGCACAGGTTGATTTAGCAACCACTGATAGTGTTCGGTATTTTCTATTAATGAATACACATAGACATTTAAGAAATCAATTTTGAAATAACCCCGGTCTTCTGCCAATCGATAATCAATAGCCGCACAACTATTCATTGGATCATAGGGTATATCACTTACATAAACACCAGAATTATGTTTTTGTATTTCACCATTATTTTCTTGTCTTGCAGGAGTGTGCTTAATTAAATCAAGTATTGCTTTTCTATCTGCAAAATCTATGTCAACATCTGGCATTAAAAAATGCCTCCTTTTCGCCTTTCTTTTCTGCACCAAGCGGCATAAGACATTATTT